CCGTCATTGATTCTTCTTTCGACGGCCAGAAGAGCGCGGCGATCCGCGAACATGAGGCAGGACTGACGTTGGTCAACGTCGCAATGCGCTTCAAAAGCCTTGCCATCAACCTCAAACACAACGCAGCCAGCGATTTGCTTCATCTTACGTACGATGAGGTTAGCGCGCTGCGCTCCATTCAGCCCCTTGGCCACAACTCTGGTAGGCGGTACGCCTGAAGAACCGACCGACTTTAGGTTACCCCAAAGCCAGTGCTCAAACGGTTTCAGCCAAGACGCTAGCACTAAGTTATACCTAGGTGAACGTGGAAATATCATCCTAGGTTTTTGGAACTTAGCCATTGCATTGATCTTCTCAGCCTTCAGAAATGCCTTAAGAAGAGAGTCTGAGTCTTTTAAAGGCCCCTCTTCCCTCAACGACAATTCTGCCTCTTCGTACCTGCGACGCAAATTTCCCGTGTACGATTGCGCCGTTTCCAGAAGGGTCCATCGTGATCCGCAATATCGTCTGCGCACCAAAGTGACTATCCGGTTAAAGACAGAAACAACAGGTGCCCTAGCAGACTCATCCGAACCGGGGGTGGGACCCATAGAACGCATCAGCAAAGCCGCGCGTTCATTGTGGTTGCAGTCAGCATGGACTGATGGCACCCACGTGCCATCGATCTGAGTGGACCATGCTGTGTACATCCTCCTACTCGCCTTTGGATCACAACCCAAGTCCGACTTATACTTCAGAGTGGCATCTGGCCTTAAGGCCGGCATGTGTCTATCACCAACACAGATGCCCAAAGTACAAACCTGGGTGTCCTATCCGCGAGTATTCCACCAACCCTTCGGTCCTGAGGCGGAGACGCCAACTGCGCCGTTGTCCATATAACCCTTGGCTGCACCATGGAGACCGAAATCCAATGTGCTGAGCGCAACGGTTGCAGGCAATGCCTGCGCTATCGAGTAGCAGGACAACATCCGTTCTTTAGCCCACTCCTGCGCCCTAAGACGCAGTGCTGTGAAGAGAGCCTTGTCACGGTTCCGACCAAACGCGTAAGTACTAAGCCTGCATAGTAACTCTGGATAAACGATCTCACTGCTATCGTCTATCTGCAATCGCAAGAATGCAGTTGCCACAGGCTTTTCCTCACCAACGTTTTCCACCTGAGCTGTTCCTCCTCCAAGGAACTTCACTCCGCTTTTGAACAGCGCTGCCAAAGCGAGCGCACCGGGAGAACGATCAGAAGTGAGGTCTGGAATCCACCGACCTCTGATCATCGCACCCAGCACGCGGCCGCTGAGGCCGAGCTCATCGGATAACCGACAAG